CAAGCTTCCTCTGGTATGAACATCCACCAGATTACGGAGAACAAAGCACTGGCCCTGTCCCGCTACACTAAGGTCAAGCAGCAGATCCAACTCAAGGATAGTACAGGCAAGGACATGGCGTGGGTTGAGGCTGTAGTTAAAAGCTATAAGCCAGACATCGTAGTGCTAGACATGGGTGATAAGTTTGCTAGCCGTACCTCTGATAAGTCTGACGTGTACCTAAAGGATGCGGCTATCCATGCACGTAACATCGCTAAGATATACAACTGTGCGGTGATATGGATGTCACAACTCAGTGCAGATGCTGAGGGTGTAGTGCAACCCAACATGTCTATGATGGAGGGTAGTAAGACAGGCAAGGCAGCAGAGGCAGACTTGATGGTGTTGATCTCAAAGAACAGACAAGTTGAGGGCGTAGACGGAGAGGAAGATATGACACGCTACTTGACTATCGCTAAGAACAAACTAGATGGCGGTTGGCATGGGCGTATTACTTGTGAACTGGATGGCGATATAGCACAGTACACAGCATAGGAGAGATGATGAGAACGGTATTAGACGTAGAGAACAACACTACTAAACGAGGGGGTAAGAACTTGTTAGACCCTTGGGAGCCTGGAAACTTCTTGGTTCAGGTTGGTACTCTCAATGTAGACAAGACGGATGAAGAGCACATACTTACCTTCGATCACAAAGAGAGTAAGGATACGAGAGGTACTGCTGCGTTTGTACTACAGACTATACTGGATGAGACTTCTCTTTTGATTGTACACAACGCACGGCACGACCTTCCTTGGCTATGGGAGTCAGGCTTTACTTACGATGGTGACATATATGACACACTTATAGGTGAGTACCTACTTCTTCGTGGGGTCAAGCGTGGTATAGGGTTAGCATATTGTGCTGAGGCACGTGAACTACCATCACGTAAGCTAGACGTGCTCAAGGATTACTACAAGAAAGGATACAATACGGATGAAATACCTCTAGCTGAATTAAAAGAGTACCTCAAGGGTGACTTGCATGTTACACGTGAGTTGTTCCTTGCCCAAGAGGAAGACTTCGCTAAACCTGAGAGCCTATCTATGCTGAAGGTACGGGACATAAGCATGAAGGTTGCAGTTACCCTGTGTAAGATGTATCAGAGGGGCTTCAAGGTAGATCGTATTGCATTGGATGAAGTACGAAAAGAGTTTGAGGAGGAGAAGGTAACCTTAGAGACACGTCTTAATGTGCATGTGCGTAACCTTATGGGTGACACACCTATTAACATTAACTCCCCTGAGCAGATGTCTAATGTTATATACAGCAAGAAGCCTAAGACTAAGAAGGAATGGGTGGAACTCTTTGATCATGTTGGAACTATTGATGAGTACAAGTCTACCGTGACAGCTAACACAGATCGTATATTTAAGACGCAAGCCTACACCTGTGATACGTGTGAGGGTACAGGTAGTACGTACCGCATCAAGAAGGATGGCACTAAGTATGCAAGACCTAACAAGTGCAAGTACTGTGAAGCAAGAGGCTACCGCCTTAAACAACTGAACCAAGTGGCAGGCCTTAACTTCTTTGCACCTAACAAGGAGTGGGTCAGCGCTAATGGATTCTCTACATCAAAGGGTAACCTAGAGATACTCATCGCTACGGCTAAGACTAAGGCAATGTATAATGCCGTGGAGTTTCTTACGGACTACCGTAGGCTCAACGCTGTGGGTAGCTACCTGTCAAACTTTGTTGACGGTATTGACTTGTTCACTAAGCCTGATGGTTTCCTTCATGTAGACCTGTCCCAAACTACTACAACTACTGGGCGGTTTAGTGGGCGTAACCCTAACATGCAGAACATGCCAAGAGGTAACACATTCCCTGTTAAGAAAGTGTTTGTATCACGTTGGGATGGCGGACTTGTCTGTGAGGCTGACTTTGCCCAGCTTGAGTTTAGAACCGCAGCGTTCTTAGCGCAGGATGAGACAGCCATGAAGGAGATTGACACAGGGTTTGATGTACACAGCTACACGGCTCAGGTCATCACTGATGCAGGGGAACCAACGACACGACAGGAAGCTAAGGAGCACACCTTCGCACCCCTCTTTGGGGCTACAGGGTACGGCAGGAGCAAGCCAGTCGCTGCTTACTATGCACACTTCAATGAGAAGTACCAAGGCGTAGCTAAGTGGCATAAGAAACTAGGGAAGGAGGCCGTTAACCTACTGAAGATTACTAACGTAAGCGGTAGGCAGTACGCATTCCCTGACGTACACCGCAGAGAGAATGGCAGCATTAGCCACATGACTAACATCAAAAACTACCCTGTGCAGGGCTTTGCTACAGGTGATGTAGTACCCGTGGTACTGATGGAGTTGGACGAGAGGCTCAAGCCTTTGAAGTCATGCTTGGTTAATACTGTACACGATTCTGCAGTCATAGATATACACCCAGAGGAGAAGGATAATGTAATAGCTATCATACACAGTATGAACGAAGATCTAACTAACATTATAGCAGAAGCCTATGATGTAAAGATGAATGTACCCTTACTCTTAGAGGCTAAGATCGGGCCGAATTGGCTTGACACAGTAGACGTATAATGCTATAACTTAGTTTCTTTAAACCCTACCAGAAAGGTTCTTGTACAATGACAAGCACAGAAGTAACACTATCAACTGACGGACGTTCTATCGCAGAGATGATGGGTCTCTCCCAGAGCAAAGGCGGTAAGCGCTCTATGCTTGCACGGTTCAGTCAGATCCATAGCCCACTGAAGGGTGACATGGATATCAACGGTAAGTCTATCAGAGTAGATGTAGTACCTTCAGGTGCATACAAACTACTGCAGTCAGATGATAAGGTAGCGTACTCGGTGTCACCTAAGATCCGCATCTATGCACAACGTATGCAGTGGACACGTTGGGACTCAGATGAAAACACTATGGTCAAGACTGTACTCGTTAATAGCCTCAGTGGTGACCTGAAGGATAACACTGGTGGCTTCAATGCCGGGCGTCCGTCAGGCTACGTCGAAGACTTCAAGTCTTTGCCTAAGGCTACACAAGACTTGATGCGTAGCACTAAGCGTACCAAGGTTGTGTTCGGTACTGTAATCATGCAGGACGCTACTGATGAACAAGGTAATGCTATTGCTGACGAATCCATCACCACCCAGGAAATCCCATTCGTAATGGACGTAAAAAGCCGTGGTAGTATCACTGCCATTGATGACATCATGAAGTCCATTGATCGTAAGAATGCACTGCCTCTTCAGTACTACCTTGGCATGGGTGCAGAGATGCATGAGATGCCTAACGGCAGTGAGTACGCTACCTTTGAGATCAGCCTAGCAGATAAGGTAGACCTGAAGGACTCCGACAAGGACATTCTTGATGGCTTCATGGAGTGGATTAGTGGCATGAATACATACATCAATGACACTCACAATGAGAAGAGTGGTAGTTCTGGTATGTCATCTAGTGCAGAGTCCATCATCAACGATATCGTAGACATTGAGGTAGACGTTTAATGAACCACACCGCTGAATTAGCACTACATACATTCCTACAGAAGGCACTTGCAGGTGAGTCTAAAGTAGACGAAGCTGTAATCTCTCAGGTAGGCACTGAGGTAGCGAATGCTGTACGTAAGCAATTCAGCGGTGGCCCTCGCGAGGAGTTCCGACTTCGGATGTCTAACCTTGGACGTCCTAAGTGTCAACTCTGGTACGAAAAGAATGACCCTAAAGATAAGATACCTTTCCCTCCACACTTCCTAATGAACATGATCTTAGGAGACATTGTAGAGGCGGTATTCAAGGGGTTACTTCGGGCTGCTGCTGTAGAGTTTACTGACAGTGAGAAGGTTGTACTCAACCTATCAGATGGCACACCCATCAAGGGTGAGTTCGATATGATTATGGACGATAAGGTTGACGATGTTAAGTCTGCCTCACCTTGGTCATACACTAACAAGTTCGTTGACTTTGAAACCTTAGCTAAGGGTGATGCCTTTGGCTACGTGAGCCAGCTGGTTGGTTATGCTACGGCTGCTGGCAAGGGAGTAGGTGGTTGGTGGGTAATCAATAAAGCCAACGGTCACTTCAAGTATGTAGATGCCTCATCCGTAGATGTCGATCAGGAGATGCAGAAGATCGAAGATACTGTGGCATACATCAAGGAGGACAAACCTTTTGAGCGTTGCTTTGAGGCTATACCTGAGACGTATCGAAAGAAACCATCAGGTAACTTAAAGCTGGGTGTGTCTTGTGGGTTCTGCGCCTTCAAGGGTAAATGCTGGCCTGACCTGCAGACGCTGCCTTCACGTGTGTCTACTGCTAAGGTGAAGCCTGTTGTGGACTATGTGTTTATAGGAGATGAAGTTGGTAGTACGGAAGCATAACGCTAATAGATACCGCAGTGGACTAGAGAGAGTTGTAGCTGATTACCTAAAGCAAAACAAGAATGACTTCAGGTATGAAGACCTAAAGATTGAGTGGAAGGATCTCAGGTACAGGACTTATACTCCAGACTTTATCTTAGACAACGGTATCATAGTTGAGACAAAGGGTATCTTCGATAATGAGGACAGGCGTAAGCACTTAGCTGTAAGAGAACAGCATCCTGACCTAGACATCAGGCTAGTGTTCAGTAACTCTAAGGCCAAGTTATACAAGGGTTCTAAAACAACACACGCAATGTGGTGTGAGAAGAATAACTATCTGTATTCACATAGGGTTATACCCCCCGACTGGCTCCTAGAGAAGGGCAAGGCAGTCAAGACCAAGCGTATTAAACTTAAGGCAGGCTATTGATGGATGAGAAGTTCAGTATAACACTTATACTAAAGGTAGATAGGGATGCTAACTTCCTGTCTTCAGTACAAGACGCTCATCCTGAGGATGTGTATGACTTAATTAAAGATGTATTCTACGACATTGACGATGTCACAGTAGAAAACTTAGTAGTAAAGGAGCGGGTATGAGCCACATTAGTGACGGAGACTTAGATGCATGGGGTTACTACGAGGGTGAGGCTAACCCCTCTACGCTGCACCCTAGCCTCGGCTCTATCAATTACAGTAAATGGGTTGAGGGCAAGATCTTAACAGAGGGCAACGACAGGCTTGTTGAGAACACCCTCGGCCTCGTAGGTGAGGCAGGAGAAGTAGCTGAGAAGATTAAGAAACTTATTCGTGACAACTCAAGGTTTACCCCAGATGATATTGCTAAGGAGCTAGGGGATGTTGTCTTCTATTCAGCTGCTCTTGGTAATATCTTTGGTCATACACTTGAGTCAATCATTAAGTTGAACATGGATAAACTAGACGGGCGACAGGCTCGTGGAACACTAAAAGGATCAGGCGATGACCGATAACTATTTCCCAACAGACTACCAAGCATTCATCCACAAGTCACGGTATGCCAAGTACCATGAGGGTTCAGGCCGTGAGTCGTGGGAAGACACAGTGACACGTTTCTCTGTCAACGTCATCCGTGACATGGTTGACCCTGAAACTAAGTACCAGCTAGAGCAAGCCATCATGGGCCTAGAGGTCATGCCATCTATGCGATCATTGATGACAGCAGGCCCGGCAGCAGACCGGGATAATACGTGCATGTATAATTGCTCGTACCTAGCCGTAGATGACCTTAAGTCTTTCGATGAGGCGATGTTTATCCTCCTCTGTGGCACTGGTGTTGGCTTCAGTGTCGAGCGTCAGTCCATCACTAAGCTCCCCGAAGTCCCTGATGAACTCTTTGAGAGTGAGACTAACATCGTCGTTAAGGACAGCAAGGAAGGTTGGGCTAAGTCTTTCCGTCAACTGATTGCACTCCTATACAGTGGTGAGGTTCCTACGTGGGATGTGTCTAAGGTACGTCCAGCTGGTGCTCCACTCAAGACGTTTGGTGGTCGTGCCTCAGGCCCAGCGCCTTTGGTAGACTTGTTCAACTTCACTATCAACACATTCAAGAAGGCAGCTGGTCGTAAGCTGTCCTCCGTTGAGTGTCACGATATCATGTGTAAGATTGGTGAAGTAGTGGTTGTTGGTGGTGTCCGCCGTAGTGCTATGATCTCATTGTCTAACTTGTCTGATGATCGTATGCGTTCAGCTAAGTCAGGCTCATGGGGGGAGAATAATCCACAACGTGGATTGGCTAACAACTCTGTGGCCTACACTGAGAAGCCCGACAACCTGTCCTTCATGAAAGAGTGGATGGCATTAGTAGAGTCAGGCTCAGGTGAACGGGGTGTCTTTAACCGTGAGGCTTCTAAGAAACAGGCAGCACGTAATGGCCGTCGTGATTCTAACTACGAGTTCGGGACTAACCCGTGTTCGGAAATCATCCTCCGTCCAAGCCAGTTCTGCAACCTAACAGAGTGTGTAGTACGTGCAACTGATACATTGGAGACCCTTGCAGAGAAGGTTCGCCTAGCTACCATCCTTGGTACGATCCAGTCTACCTTCACTAAGTTCCCGTACTTGCGTAAGCAATGGACAGACAACACAGCAGAAGAACGACTACTTGGTGTGTCACTGACAGGCATCATGGACAATCCCTTGATGACCCTCAAGAACAAAGGATTGGAGAAGACCCTTGCTCACCTTAAAGAAGTTGCTGTCGAAACTAATGAGAAGTGGGCTGCTCTACTCGGTATTCCTGTTGCTGCTGCTATTACTTGTGTCAAACCATCCGGGACGGTGTCTCAGCTCGTCGATTCCAGTTCAGGTATCCACGCCCGACACAGCCCGTACTACATCAGGACGGTGCGTGGGGATAACAAAGACCCGATGACGCAGTTTATGAAAGACCAAGGTATCCCTCACGAACCTGATGCCTTCAAGCCTGACCAGACTACAGTGTTTAGCTTCCCGCAGAAGGCTCCCGATGGTGCTGTGTGCACTAAGGACATGACTGCTATTGAGCAGCTAGAGATGTGGCTCATGTATCAACGTAACTGGTGTGAACACAAACCCTCCGTCACCATCAACGTCAAGGGTGAGGAGTGGCTAGAGGTAGGTGCATTCGTGTACAAGCACTTCGATGAGATGTCAGGTGTTTCATTCCTACCGTTCAATGAGCACACGTACCAGCAAGCACCCTACCAGGA